CACAATGGTTGGAGTGACGTTGTTGCCGTTGACGAACTGGTCAATGGTTGAACCAATGAACAGCGGTGGCAACTCGAAACCGTAGTGCTCAGCCAACTGAGTCAGAAAGGCATCAGGAACAGTGTCCGTGCTGTCATAGTCAACGTGTCTCAGGGTAGAGAACGCATCAAGGTACAACTTGATTTCATCGAAGAAGCTAGCCCACATGTACAGCAGACTCAAGATGGTCTGGGTGCTTCCCAAGCTAACTGTGTTGGGCTCAGTACCATACTCTAGCGTGTTCAAGCTTCCCTCTTCTGTTGGAAAGCTGTTGAGCAGCTGTCCGTACAAGAAGAACTGCTTTGGAACAAGTTTGATTATGGTGTTCGGGTTGTCGTTGTCATAGCTCTCAGCATCGGACAACAGGGTTGTCTTCAGTGCTTGCACTTCTGGCTGGTCTGGGAAGAGAACTGGACACAGCCTAACGTCTTCGTTTGCCATGGGCGAAGAGCCAAACAGCGAACCGGTTGCAACGTTCCTAACAAGCAGAGTGTTGAGTGCGTAGCTGTTGAGTGTGCCGTGCATCCCTTGTCCGGAACTATCAACAACAAGAGAAGACGCAGAGCCAGATGGTTCATTGAACTTGAAGTACAGACCTAGGTCTGGTTCCGAATAGATTGATGAGCTCTGGTTGGTAACCATCTCACCAGTTGTGAGTGTTCTCTTGTAGTATCTCAGTTCGTCGAGCGCACCAGAGAAAGTCGTAACAGGAACGAAAACTGGAGCTGTTATGTTGCTACCTGTTCCGATATACAAGGAAGCTGTGGCGAAGTTGAGATTGCCTATGACAACCTGACTGCTCGACGCCACAAGCGACCCACTCACATAACCTAGGATTTGGTTTACACCGCTGGTCCTGTCCCATGTGAAAGTGACAGGTGTCCACATACCCTTGTTCAAGGTTATCGACGCTGACATGCTTGCAGCAGAACCAGAGCACACGAAGAAACTCAGCTGTGCTGTCGACGTGCTTGTGCTCGACGACAAGAAACAACCGAAGCCATGTTGGTTGCTTGAACCAACATCCTGAAGCTTCTGAAGGACTATCTGGTTTGAGTTAGCTTGTGCTGGCGTGTAAATCTGAAACTGAAACGTGACAGACCCGGAAGTTGGATTCAACCGGTTGGCTCCTGTAGGCTCCCTTGTCAAGAAAGGGAACTGTGAGCCTGCCACGTCCTTTACCGTCACCCAAGTTCCTCTTGTTGCCGTGTCTCCGGCGTTCGAACCAGAGAAGAACAAGTAGCCCTTGTTTTTGGGGAACTGGTCAAGCACGTACTTCTCGAACCCAGTCAAACCATCATAGAACAGCTCGTTTTCCTTGCGTGTGCCGTCAAACGGAAACCTGTCGATTATCTTGTTGAAAGCAGCGTTGACCTTGACTTGTGCGCTGTTGAAGAACACATGGTTCTCAAACTGACTCCAGTCCGTATTCAACTGCTGAGTTGACTTGATGCCTGTTCCAATAGGATCGTACCTGTATGAGCCGGTCTCACCAAGGGCCGTTGTTGAAACAAACTGTCCGTCTTCTGCTGTGAAAGAAGACAAGCCACCATCAGGGTTGGTCAAACCACGAACAACAGTGGTAGAGAACAACGAAGGCTTCAGACGCAGTAGTCGTTGAGAAGGTGTAAGGGTCATACGGTCACAACCCTAAATAGGAACCCCTGGTTTTCGATGAGGTAACTGCTTCCGAACTCCTTGATCAAGAACTGAAGCTCCAGTGGCCTGTTTAGTGGAAGGTCCGACATATACAGCTTGAAGTTCATTCCTTGGCCGTCTGCGCTCATCCTTGTTCCGTTGTCGTCGATGTCAAATGGAATGAGAATGTCCTTGGTGTAAGGATCAATCACTCTCCAGTACATAGTTGGAAACACTCTTGGCGCAGATGTACCGGGCATAAAGTACGATTCTAGGGTTGGGTCGTAGTCGGTTACCAACACCTTTAGCTTCGCAACGTCTGAGCTGATGTAACTGTCCTTGAGGTTGGGAACAGTCACAAGGTAGTTTCGCTGTGGTATGCTCGTGCCGTTGCCTTGAAGTCTCTTGAACGTGAGATAGCTTCCTGTCGTGTATATGACCGTACCATCAGTAGACTTCCAGACAGGAAGGAACTTGACTTGAGACTGCGTGTCCAAGACCCCAGAAAGCCCAGCAGTTGAGAAGTTCAAGTACACGTCTGCGTAGTACGACCCTGACTGATAGAAGCCGCCATAAGCCACCTGGGAGCCTGTGGCGGTAAACGAAAACCTGTTCCAGCTAGCAGAGGTATAGCTTATCGACATCTGGTGTGTTGAGCTATAGGTCGTTGCTGTTACGTACGCACTCTTCGATGCTATCAGTTCGAGCAATATGGAGCCAGAGCCCGACACCACAGTGCTACCTGACAAGAAGTTGGTTGCTACACCGAAAGGGTTGTAGTACAGTCCTATCTTGTTGGAATAGTCGAAGTACGGGCTTGCTTGGTTGTCGAAGAAACTGTCATCGTACTTGACGATGAGCCTTGGGTGCTTCGTGCTGTTCTTTGTGTGTCTGGAAGCAAACCTCTTGACGAATCTGGTAACGTCATCGGTTTCCTGGCTGCCAGAGAAGGATAGTCTGAAGCCGTAGTCCGGGATAAGCCCAGCTAGCACACCAGAAACAACTGGTGTCACATCTATAAGCAGGTCTTCGGTTCCCAGAGTAAACGACTGTGATCGAGCAATGGAACCTACACCAGACGGGTATGCTGGAAGGGTCGAAGTGTTGAAGTAGTCAAACGAGCCCGTAGCAGAACCCGACAAGTCTCCAGCATAAGCAATACCCCCACTTGTCCATGTGGTTATGGCTCCGTTGCTTATGCTTGCCGTAAACCAGTTCACAACGTCAAGGTCTCTGTATCCAATCACGTCCATACCCCGGCCTTCATCCCAAGTCTTAGCAACCGGGTAAGCGACAATGGTAAAGTTCGAAGGGACAGTTTTGCCGCTGTATACGTCTTTTAGAGAGATATACGCCTTGAAGGATGACGAGCTGTAGTTGAGGTATGAACCAGTGAGTTCCCTCAGTGGTGACAGGTCGAAGTGAATGAGCATTCTGGTGAGTTCAACGCCAGAAGAACCTGACGGTACATCAGTCTCATCGTAGAGCTTGTACAGGTCTAGGCTTGCAGCAGCTCCCACGTTGGCATCGGTTGAACGACTAAGGGTTGGCCTTGAAGAGAACAGAAGTTTGTTTGTGACGTATGCGTCTTTATCTGCCTTGAGAATACGGTACATGTCTTATCACCCAGCCCTTCCGATGATGTCGCTGTTGGGATACTTCACTTCAAACATCCCTCCTGGTGGCGGGATAAGAATAGAGTTGTTGATGATGTTGGTGCTCACGTCATAGCGAACAGTGCTATACTCTCTGTCTGCAACTGTCCCTGTCACGTTGGTTACACTCAGACCCTTCACAGACAGCACACCGGCGTTGTTGTAGATGATGTTTCGGATGTCATCAAGTACCAAGGGCTGTTCCATCTGGAAGTTGCCAACGTTGAAATACTGGATGAGCTTGGACTGAACGTTCTGCAACACAAGCTGTCGGTTGAAGGTTGGGTCAACCGTGATGTCATAGTTGAGCTGCAGGTTGATGATTCTACCGTCCAGAATATCAATGGCATCCGATATCATTCTGTACTGGTTCAGGTACACGGCAAGGTTCTTCTTCAACAAGTCTGGAGCTATAACCAGTTCACTTGCGCTGTTCCTGCACAGGAGAAACAACATGGCAGCGTTGGGGTTGTCAGGGTTGCTCCTGATCGATGCTCTGTACACTCTTCCAAACTTCGCAGGCAAGGAATACACTCTGGCAAGCAAGTCTTCCTTGCTCACGATTCTCGCCTGTGCGTTTCTAGCGCTTGGGACTTGAAGTCTCAGTTCGTCAACCGTTGGAGCATCGGCCCCACCTGAAGCTGGTGTGTTGTTGTTAGCATCGGCTGTGGCTCTTACGTTCGAAGCAACAAGGGCTGTTGGAGAGTTGGGGAACTCCATAACCAAGGTTCCAATCTCCGAGATGCTCTGCGCTGGAATGTTGTGGCTTAGACCTCCGCCAGTTCTGTAGATGACCGTGATGGTAACGTCAGGAGCTATAGCTCCAAGCGTACCCGTTCTCAACAGGTTGTTGGGATCAATCGAGAACCTTGAGAAGTTACTTCTTCCGTACAGTGGGAGTGCTGCTTCGCTCGGGTCTGGAACAAGGTCATCATCCATTGTCTCTCCCGAACCGCCACCAAACGTCAGCGTTGTGAGTCTTGTCGACAAGCTTGTTGTCTTGAAGAAACGATAAGGGGCAGGAAGCATCTCCAGAGAACTGTCAACATATGGTTGTCCTGAAGGTGTTGCGGCCAAACTTGTTCTGTTGGAGATGGACTTGAACACAGTGTCTTGTGTCAGGAATTCAACTTCGTAGTAGTTGTTTCCATCACTGTCTGTGACTGAAACAATCTCTGTTACATCTCTGTTTTCTAGTGTGTGTCTCTTGAAAGCTTCGAACCCTGTAACACTGAACGTCTCCGTAACAGTGATTGAAGACAAGCAAGTTCCCTTCGAAGAGAACACATAGTCTACTGCGTTTCCAGATGAGTCTGTGTCTCCAAGCACATACGAAATAGCATTCGAAGGTGTGCCATCACTCTTGGTTACAGTGAAGTCTACGTCATCAACAAGCTGGAACTGTACGCCGTTGTTTGAGTTGACCGTTGTCCCAGGTTTGATTATGGGCAGTGCGGTCGTGTCATATGGAAGAGCGCTGTTGGCAGAGGCTGCAGGAATTCTTACGTAGAACGTGGTGTCCACGACTGCAGGAGCTGCACCGACAACTTGCACGCCTGCGCTTCGGAGAAGCCTCTCAAGGTTGTTTGGTTCAACAGCTGTTTCGGCGTTTAGCTCTCCGAACTGGTGATCCAGATAAAAACTCTGAACGTCACCCACATAGCTTGCCAACTCAACAAGCAGCCCACCAAACCCATTCGGTGAGAAGTCTTGAATCTTGTCGGGAAAGAACGTTCTGGCGTACTCCTCAAGGTCTCTCCTGAAGGAATCGAAGTCCTTGTTGACGTATCGCCTAGCCCTTGTAGCTTGTTGAATGTCTCTTTTTGTGTCTATTGGCATGGTGATGGTCTTTCTGTGCTGTCAGGACAGCGTGAACCTTACTTCAAGCAGTGTCGTGGGAATAAGGGCTCTCGGTATGCTGTAGTAGATGTAGATAACAACGCTGCCTGTACCTGGTTCGTCTGCTGGTAGTTGTGCAGTTTCGAAGTTCTCAAGCTCCACATAAGGCATCCACTTGCCAACAGCTGCGCAAATTCGTGCATCAACAGCATCGTCGAACGTTTCTTTTCCGTTCTCATACTCTGTGACAAGCGGCTGGAGGTTTGCTCCATAGTCGTAGAGCATAACCCTTTCTCCCCAGTTGGTCATAACCAAGTCCCTCAAGTTGTTTTTCATCTGAATCCCAACGTCATAGGACATGGCCAACAAGCCCTCATCACTTGTCCCAGGCATCAACGGTGTAACGATGCCAACAGGGACAGGTGTTCTGGCCACAGCGTTGTTCTGCGCTGTGGTTTCTGCTGCTGTGAATCCAACACTCTTGAAACTACGAGTCATGCAGCATAACTAGCCATGAATCACAGCCCGAAAGCTTTCTTCAAGTCTTGTTGCTGTTGGTTGTTGGTGCCGTCGTCAACACCCGGAGTGACACGCTGTGCTGGGGTTGTTGGTGCATTCGCCGTTGTTGGCTGTACAGGCTGCGGAACAAGAACAGAGGAACCTAGGTTGCCCACAACACGCTCCGGTTGGCCAACACCCGAGACTCCAGCTGTTCGACGAACAAACTCATCAAAGGATATGCCCTGTTGAACTCCACCTGATTCGTTTGGTTGTTGTGTGCTGAGCTGTGTTCCAGCTCCTAGCCTCTGCAAACCTTCAGCTTGTGCTGTAGCTCTGCTAGCAGCTGCGTCTTGTGCTTGTCTATCCATATCAGACAGAGCTTCTGTGGCAGAGTCTCCGGCAGAACCACACAGGGGGAAAAATATGCCAACGATAGGCAGCGGGTTCAACAACAACTTGATGAAGCACCACACGAACTTCACCAACGCTATCAAGATAGCGAAAGCAAACAGCTTTATCGGATCGTTCTGGCTGGTCCTTCGTTGTGGGTCAACAGGAAGTGGTGGACTGCTCAGCGCTGCATACAAGGCATTACCAACCTGTACAGCTAGAGCACCAACAACAGGTATACCGCTTAGAGCTCCCTCTATGGAGTTTATCTGAATAGCATTCGCAGAGCTGTTTATGGCATTCTCAGCTTCGGACCTAGCCTGGGAGCTGGTAGTTGCCATCGAACGTTCTATCGCATCTTGACTCATGGTGCTTGCTCACTCACTGCCCGAATATCTTACTTGACCTTGACTTGTACACAGACTGGTTGGTGGTCCTTCGCTTTTGCTGAACGTCTTGACCCAACTTGCCTTGCGCTGCTTTCGCTGCTGTTGTAAGACCTTGCCATGCCGTGTCTGAACCAAACGGTACACACAGGCTTGACTTGCTAGCAGCCTCAACAGCATCAACTAAGGAAGAATAAGCATCGTGCAGAGCGTTTATCTGTCCTTGAAGGC